CGTTGTTGACGCAACGTTTAGGAGGAAATTTCGAAGCACATCGCAAGTTCATCCGCCGTTTCCGTTTACACTGTCAACGAGAATTAACAGCATAATCACGTAACTAGGCACGAGGGCTTCGCTACGTAACCTAATAATAATCGCTTGCCAAGCGAATTTCAAGCGAACACTATGCGAACAACCCTCTGTCTAGTACGTTTAACCTAATCGAAAAGGAGACTAACGTACTATGAAACGACCTACAAACGACTTTCCACCCGCAATCAATATCCAAAAATTAACGGAATTACAATACGAAGGCGCGCTTTACCGCGAAGATGATCCGGCTGACTTTTATCGTCCTGCGACCATTAAGGCGGTGCGCGTCGGATGAAACCTTCCGAAATAACCATAACCCATCACGCGAAGAAACGATTTAGAGAGCGATTCGGCATTGACAATCAATATGCCGCACGTAATTGGATCGCGCAGAAAATGGAACACGCTCAGTATCTCGGAATCACCGTAGATGAATCCGGAAAAGAGGCTCGTATGTACGCGAGTAAAGGCGTAGTTATTCATTTTGCGGTAGACACAAACGTCGTTATTACCGTTTATAAGGAGAAAGACAACGCCGGTTCAATCGCCAAGCGTTTACTTATTGACGCCTATAATATCGTACAAAAGAACGCAAACGAGGCGCTTAGTAAAACAGAAACGTTCTCGGAGGAATTAGATGAAGAACTGCGTTGGCTATCCGATGAACTCAAACGTACACGTTCGAAAGCCAAAAGAATGGCGCTACAAGCTCGAATTAATGCCGTTCAAATGCGCGTCGATGAACTACCTACCGAATCACTCGAAATCAAGCGCAAGGTAACACGCTATGCGAGAGGAGTGGCTGCGTATGTTTGACGACTTCCTAATGTATATCGCATTCGTCGGCAGTATCTCGACCGTCATTATCGGCGGCATGTACTGGTCGATTTTACGAGAAGAGAGACGGACTAAAGGCGGCGAATGACCGCCGACGCTCGGAGAATACCGGGGCGGTCGTTAAGTAAAACTGTCGCGTCGCTATGCCGTGCGCTGGCGGCGTCTCGGGCGCAGATACCGGTGTTTTGCGAGGGTCAAACCCTAAAACAAATTAACGGAGGTAATCGGATGACAAAGTACACTAGCGGAGCTGACGCTCTAAACGCATTGAACGCAACAAATGAAGGAGGCGGCGGAGGTAGCAGCGCCGAGTTTGCGAGTTTTAAGACGGGCACGGTTTATAAGGTACGCGTTATGAGTGCTTTCGATCTAATTCGCTTCTTTTCATACGGAATCTATAAGAAAGTAAATTCGTTCTCGGCGGCTAATCCGAGCACGCTAAACAAAAACGGCTTTCCCGAGTCGAATCTAACGTCATGGGATCGCGCATGGAAGTACTACCAAGACCAAAAGAAAGCGGCGGCTGATCGAGGCGATGCCAAAGCGGAAGAAGCGGCTAAACAAGAAGCGGCCAAGTATCGCGTCAAAGAACGATATGCGCTTGGTTTTATTAACCTTGAAACAGGCCAACCGATCATCGTCGACCTTTCTAAAACGCAAGCTACGACCGTTCACGCGGTTATTAAAAAGCAGGAAAAGAAACTCGGCCGCATCGCGTTTGAATTGGAGAAGTCCGGTTCAGGTACGAACACAGTCGTTTCATTAACGCCCCTTATCGATATGGAAGAAGACCTGACGGAAGCGGAGCGCAAGCATTTTGCGGATCAAGACGGTAAAGAATTCGATATGTCTTTATTTGACGGATTAATTTACGAAGCTGACGAAAAGGAAATGCTCGAAAACCTTGTCGCGGCCGGCTTTAACTTAGCGCAGATCGGAGAATCGCTTGACGGCAGCGCCGCAGACGACGAACTGCCGGCCGAAGAAAACTTCGAATTTTAAGGAGGACTGAGTATGGCGCACAAAGAAGAAACGATCGGCAAATTCGCCGAACTGATCGCACGCGCTGCCTTAATGGCGGCCGGCTGGTCAGGCGTTAGTAAGCCGGAAACCGAAGAACCGTACGATATTCTCGCGGCCGAGCCGATTACGGGCGCAATCAAACGTATCCAGGTCAAGACGATTCGTGACCGTCGGGACAGTCGCGGTTGCCTAACGGTCAGCGGACGGAAGAACACCGGTCAGGCTTATACGAAATCGGATACGGATTATTTTATCGGCGTGCTGATCGAAGACAACGAGACTAAGGCGTATATGTTCGAATGTCGCAATATAACGGACTATTGGATGCCGCGTAAGAACGAAGGCGTCCGAGCATGGCACGAACTCAAATTGAACTTAGACCGCGGATTCTTGGCGGCATTAGAAAACGAAGCGGAGGCGGTATAAATGGCGGCATTAAAAGGTGTAAAGACGCTCGATATGGTGGGCGGAGAGATTACGAAAGTTGCGTATGAAGGAGCGGAGTATGAACGTGTTGGGGGAGAGGCGAACGTCGGAGATATCGTTTTAATTACGGACGACAGCTGGTGTGATGCGACAGAAGGTGCGTTTTATTTATCTATCGATATTAGCGTTGGAGATCCCGTAATAGTTGACGATATTGATGAAAAAGATAGTTACTATAGCGATGGCTACGCACTATTCCGCAAGAAGCCCGTACGCCTAAAAGTCGGTGATTATGCGAAGGTGGTCGGCGATACTTACAATAGTGACATTGTCGGAGGGGAGATCGTTAAAATTACGGACTTAGAAGACGGAGACGGAGACTTACGTTTCGAACTCGTTGGAGACGATGCTTATGACTACGCAAAACTGTCATCACTCGAAAAAGTTAGCGCAGAAGAAGAGAAATGGGCGAAGATCGGACGTAAAGTTGACGAATATAAAGTCGGCGATATTGTTGCGTATGATGATCCAGAGTGGCTTAAGAACAAAGGTATCGGAAAAGTAACCGAGGATACTGACGAAGATAACTATACCCGTGTAGTTGCGACAGATATCAGAGGGAGGAGCATTGGGATCTATTTACTTCCGGAAAAACTAACGCTAATCACTCCGGTAGAGGCACGTTTTGACCGCAGCTAAATGCGCCGCCTGCCAAGCGCCACTTAACGAAGGCCAGTCCGCCGTTTACGACTCACTTTACGAGGTTTACTGTTGCGACGGCCGCTGCTGGTCGGAGTTTTATGCGGAAAATGAGACGGTTCATAGGCGGAAGTGGGCGGAAACTATCGACTTTTAACGAAGAAGGGAGGACGCGACGTGGAAATCAAGCCGTTAAAACTAAACGTAAATGTACGAAAGACAGCGGCGCCGGCGACCGAAGTTGCTAAGCGCAAAAAAGCGGCCAATGCCGTCGAGCCAATCGAGGATGCATGGCGTCTCATCTACGCGAGCAAACTTAGCGATTCGGACCGGCAGAAATTAGACGAAGTCAAGGCGGCTATGGAGGACGGTCGCTTGGCGCGCGATCCTTCTGACTGCGTTAATAAGGCGGGCAAGCCGAAGAAATTCAGTAAGGCGGAAGCGCTGCGTCTGTGGAAAACGGTGCAAGCGCAGAACCGTGAGGAAAAGCTGCGCAAGATGGTCGAGGAAACGCCTGCCAACTACGAACTTATCACGACCGAACACGGACTTACTACTTTAATCGACGATCTTAGGAACGAAGAAATAATCGCAGTCGATACGGAAACAACGGGCGTAGATGTTTATACAGACGTCATCGTTGGGGTCTCGTTGACATTGCCGCGAGCTGACCGACATGTGTATATACCGGTTGATCACGTTGACTGCGAACAGCTTGGCCGAGAGTACGTACTCAGCGAATTAGCGGTCGTATTTAACGATGATACGATCGGAAAGGTTTTGCATAATGCCATATTCGATATCGCAATGCTACGGAGACACGGGCATGACCTCAAAGGCGTCGTGTGGGATACGATGACTGCGATGCATATTCTCAACGAGAACGAAAGTGATCGAAGTACCGGCGGTGCTGGATCGTTTAAATTAAAAGACTTGGCGCCTAAATATCTAAGAACGCCGTCGGACACCTATGATAGTCTATTCGGAAAGAATGCGCAGTTTAGAGAAGTTCCGCTTGATATTGCGCTAGTTTATGCTGCGAAGGATACGGAGTTAACGTGGAGACTTTACGAATTTCAGCGAAAACATATGTCGCAAATGCCGACGGTCTTAACGTACTACGAAACCGTAGAAGTACCGTTGCTATATGTAATCGTAACCTTAGAAGCCAACGGATATTTACTCGACTTGGACTTTGCCAAGGAATACGGAGAAAAGTTGCGTAGGCGCGCAGAAGAGTTACGCAAGGAATTAATTTCTGAGTTAACACCATTCCACGAAGGCGACGGACCGTTAAATTTAAACTCGACCCAACAGATGCGTCCCGTGCTTTCGAAGACAATCGGTAAAGAGCTTCCGAACATGGACGCAAAAAAGACGTTAAAGCCGTTGAAAGGTGAGCATGAGGTAATCTCTAAATTACTAGAGTATAAAAAAATCACAAAGCTATCGGGCACCTATATTGAAACTCTACCTTTAAAGCAAAACCCGACAACTAAACGATGGCATTCGCGATTTAATCCGATGGGTACGGTAACCGGTAGATTTAGCTCGGGAAAGGACGAAGAAGCTAAAACGGAACAAGGATTCAACGTACAAAATCAGCCGAAAGATGCACGTAAAATGTTCGTTGCTCCTCATGGAAAAGTCATTATTGGTGCGGATTTCAAGGCGCAGGAAATAAGATGCGTGGCGCGTTTATCCGGAGAACGAGTACTGATTGACGCCTTTTTAAATAATCGCGATCCATATGCGACACTGGCAGCGAAGTTTCATCAGAGACCGTACGAGGAAGTATATAAGCTTTCTAATGGAGACGATACACCCGAAAGGAAGCAAATGAAAGTCGGAATGCTGGCGGCTATATACGGTACCTCCAAATGGACTCTCGCGGAACAGTTAGATACGACACCGGACGAAGCACAAAAATTCCTCGACGACATGTTCGTAACTATGCCGGACTTAGCCAGTTGGATTGAGGAGACGCAAGAGTTCGCAGCTAGATACGGATTTGTATGGATGGATAACCAGCAACGAAAGCGCCGATTGCCTGACGCTAAATTGAAAGCGAAATGGGGCGATAGAGATACTTGGCGTAAGGTAAATCGGGCTAAACGACAAGGTCCGAATGCCCGCGTACAAGGATCGTCCTCTATTCAAACGAAAGTAACGATGATAAAAGCAGCGGAAATGTGTTCGCGAAAAGGAAACGGTTGGAGGTTGTGGGGGTCGGTCCACGACGAATTGCTTTTCGAGGCTCCAATCGATTTTACTCGAGAGGACATCGAGGATATTAGAAGCGTAATGATTGATTCGTATACTTGGGGCGAAGTGCCAAACGGAACGGATATAGAAGTTATGACGCGGTGGGGTGAAGGCGTTCCTGTCGATAAGTGGTTTAAAAACAAGGAGGAGATTTAATGTTACCACAAACATACGTTGTGCTCGATTTAGAAACGACGGGACTCGATCATAAAAAGGATCAGATTATCGAAATTGGCGCAATTAAAATTCGACTTGGCGGGCGTTTTCGTGCTTACGAAGAAGTTTCCCGATTTCACACGATGGTTGCGCTAGAAGAAGACCGCGATCTGCCCGAATTCATCACGAAGCTAACCGGAATCACGGAAGAAGACCTCGAAGATGCTCCGGAAGAATGGGATGCGCTAGACGACCTAAAAAACTTCATCGGAGACGCTATCGTCGTTGCGCAGAATGCACCGTTTGATCTTTCGTTCATTAGTCGCGGCGGCATCGAGCCTGAAGGCTTTTATTGTACGAGAGCTATGGCGCGCTTTGTAGAGCCGGAGTTATCCGCGTCGTTAAAGGACGTGGCTAAACGTAACGGAATCTCACTAGAAGGACATCACCGCGCGCTGAACGACGTAGAAGCAACGATTGAAATTTTCCGTCACTATCTTCCGCAAGTAACCGGTGAATATAACGATTTTGCGAACGTAGTTATGGAGGCGCCGGACCGACCGTTGAAATTCGTTCCCAATCACGCCATCGTTTGGGAGGTTCAGATGGTTGCGCTATCTAAAGCGGATTTGCTCCGCATTTATCAAGCATTGAGAGATAACGAAGCGATGTCGTTAAAGATCGGTTCTATTATCGAACGCAATATGAAGGGGCGTGATTAATTGACGGCAGACAAACGAAAATTAGCGGCTCAATTACTTAGTAACGACGGTAATGTTTCGTCCCCATTTGCCCAAACGATTGCGGACGATTTTAACGATATGCTTTACGAGTTTCACAAGTACCCGCAGCCTTATGACGATCTAATGGACGCGCAGCTTCACGAACAGTATGCGTGTGTACTGCGGGAACAGTCAAAGTACGGTTATTTTAATTGGAAGACCGCGCCTGACGGAACACCACGTCCTGTTTTTTCGCCCAGCAGCGCAAGTAAAACGGAGAGAGAACTATACGAAAAGGCACGCAAGTCGGTACGTGACCCTCAAACGCCGACGCCTAATCAGCGAGATTGGACCGGGCTTGGTTCGCAAGTAGGCGACTACATTCAACGTGAAGTTCTTCTAATAGAACGACATTTTGAGAGACTTACGGGCACTAAGCCAAAATTTAGATTTGAACGGACGGAGCGAAACGAGCCTGCGTTTGAACATTTCAAAAAGACGATGCACGAAGTAACCTCCGGCGAAGAAAAGTTCGCAATCCACGGACTTCCTGATGGCATTCTGATTTATACCGCAGATGACGGTCAGGAATATCGCGTAGGTTTAGAGGTTAAGTCGTTTCAAAAAAGCTACGTGGATTTTAAGAAAGTCGTAGAGCCGAAGAAGGAGCACGTTGAGCAGTCGATTTGTTACTCGGAAATGTACGGACTCGATTACTACATCGTCATTTACCACTTAACGTACGGCGTGAAATGGGATAAGGAACTTAACCGTAATAAAGTGTTCGGTATCGAGATTCGCGATGATGACCGTACTAGGATATTTGAGAAATTCGAGCGGGTAACTAAAGCCGTCAGATTGAGCGCAGCGCCACCGTTAGATTTGTTCGAGTGGGCTTTCTACGAATACAAACGGTCTACTTCTAAGACTTTAACGGACGACGAACTGTCAAATCTATACGATCTTAAAAGTCGGATGATGCGTTCGAGACTTCCGGATTGGAAGAAACAAAGAATCGTAGAGGCACTCGAGTTTATTGAGAGAGTACGAGAAGGGGAGGCGGTTTGATGTCGTTTAAACTTATCAGAGTTCGGAGCATCGGAAATAAAGAGGTGCCGGAGTGGAAGAAAAGCTTCACGGGTGAATTATGCCGTATCGGAAACGTTCGTTTGGGGAGACGCCTAGTAGTCGATTTTCCAAACGTAGACATGCATCTTGTCACTACCGAAATAGTCGCGTACAACTCCGACTGGAGGGCGAGTAACAGCTTAATCGTGCAAACCCAAAATACAGTTTACGTGTTCTCGAAGGAGGCGGTTTGATGACGGTTGATGACGTTCGGGAACGTGTTGAAAATATCCGACAAGCAGCCTTCGATGATGAGGTGGCTCACGGCATGGAAGACGAATTGTATGCGGAGGTTTTAAAGGCGATAGCAAATGGCGCAGACAGTCCGGAAAAACTTGCGGCAGAGGCGTTAAAGACGGAGAAAATCGAGTTCAGTCGGTGGTATTCGTGACCGCCGCCAAGCCTATCCGATGCCTTGCGTTCGACACGTCGATGACCTGTCCGGGCGTCGCGATCATAGAAGTCCGTAAAGGCAAGCCGACCATCAAGGCGCTATCACACGTCAAGCCGAATACGGGCCGATCACATGCGCACCGAGCCGAGGTCATCGAAGGATGGGCGATGATGTTTCTCGATAAACACGTAAGCGCGTCCGGCTTTGATTACGTGGTGCGCGAAGACTTTGCCGGCAAGACATCACGGTCGAACTATCCGGTACTCAGCGCTTGGAATGCGTGCGAAAGAGCGACGTCGCGCTTCGGGCTGACCTTCGATAAATATAAGAAGCCGGGCAAGAAGACGGAAGACCTCGGCATATCAGCGACGCGGGTCAAATCGATAGTCGCCGGATCAGGTAACGCAGAAAAGGACGAAGTAGAGGCGGGTGTAAGACGGTTAACAGGATACGACGGCGCCTTCGCTAACTTTGACGAGTCGGATGCGGCTGCGATTGGGCTTGCGTGGCTGATCGATGCGGGCGTAATTGAGAAACCGAAAGGGGCGAAATAGATGGTACGCCTTGAAGTTAGTATAACGTTCAGAAACGGTCGCAAGTGGATTGACGCTCAACACTACGTTGATATGTCGTGTCCTACTACGAAATGGACTACTACGCTCAACTTCTCGGCGTGGAAGAAAGGCGAGGCGGCTTCGATCGGCTTCTACGACCGCACGTACTTTTCGTGGCATCGTATCTTTCCGCATAAGATCGCCTGGAAGATTGCGCAGAGACAATTACAGAGTCATGTGCGGAATTTGAATCGCGAGTTAAAGAAACGCGGACACGACATTACGTTAGAAATGAAAGTATAGGAGGCGAAATAGATGGAAAACGGATATATTGTTGTCGCAGGAAAAATAGAAGGCTTCGATTCGCGAAACGCAGATTTTTTGTGGTGCGAGGACGAGTCTAGCGCTGATCGATGGGTTAATCGGCTAAGAGGCGGAGGGTATAAGATTTTCTACGTAACGAAAATCATCAAACGTATTGACGACATTCTGACGAAGGAGGCGGGCGCAAATGGATAAAGCGATGGCTTATATCGACAAATTAGCCGCAAAGCTCGGAGTGGCGGCGGAACATGTTTACGGGGTTCTCGTTAAGCAGGCGGTGGTTAGTGGGGTACTTTCAACGCTTATGATGATAGCCGCCATAATTGTAGCGGTATTTCTAACGAAATCACTCGCGAAGAAGAGTCGTGAGTACCAAAAACATGTCGGAGAATACAGCCTCAATCCGTACCAAGTAATTCATTGGTGTATGGTATTTGCTTTAACGGTACTCTCTATAGCTGCGTTAACTAACGGGTCTGATATGGTCGGAAAGATCATCAACCCGGAATACTACGCAATCAAAGAAATCCTCGACACGATCGGAGGTAAATAACGATGGAAGATACGCCTAACGTTACTATATCGCAGGAGTCATACGATAATCTGATAAACGCTTCGGTTGCGCTGGTCAATCAGTTGCGGCAAAAAGAAGCGGATAAAACGGCGGTCATTACGCCTGAAGAAGCCGAGTTTGCTAACGCGTTCTTCTCATATTCAAAAGAGACGATCGAAGCGGTTAAGGGGCGATATGGAGACGATATAAAAGCGGCTGAGAAGCGCAAAATTAGCGCGGTTGAGTATGCGGAAATGAATAGCGTTCCACTCACAAATTTGACCGACATGAAGCGACGGTTAGAAGTCGATCTGATCGATCATGAATATCGGCTGAGCCGCCTCGATTCTAAACGGATTGAGACGGAAATCGAACGTGACCGGACGGCGGCTAGGATTTCGGAATTAGATGCAGAAATTGAACGGAGAGGTGGGCGCGGATGAAGACGAGAGAAGAGATTCAGTCAGAGATAGCCGGATTACGTAGCATGATTGAAGCCGCGAATAGCGAGATTGAAGACTTAGAAAGAGATATTAACTATGCATACGATAAAAAGGCCGAACTTGAAGCCGAGTTAGCCTCGCTAGATCAATCGGAAGGTGAGGACGAATGAGTACGTACGTTGCGCTATTCAGTCTCGCGATTCTCATTATATTTGTAGGCGGCATGGAGGCGAAATCATACGAAGAAGCCACGACAAAAATCGCCGGCCTCGTCCTGTTGATTATTCCCACTGCGGTGCTATTAGCGTACGCAACCGGAGTACAGCCGTGATCATATATTTCTACTCGCTGACGGGAAACGTACGGCGGTTCATCGCTAAGACCGGACTAGGCGGCCAGGCACGCGAAGTCAAGACGGGCGAGGTCGTCGAGGAGCCGTTCGTGCTGGTAACGCCGACCTACGACTTCGGACAGCCGCCCGCAACGGTAAGCGAATGGCTTAAGGATAACGGCGATTGGATGGTCGGCGTGGCGGCGTCGGGAAACCGAGCTTGGGGCGACGGCTTTGGCGCGGCTGCTGATGTTATTGCGGCGCTTTATGGCGTGCCGGTGATCGCCAAATTCGAATTAGCAGGGACGGAAGAGGACGTAAAACAGTTCACGGAAAGGGTGGAGGCGCTTGGGTAAAGAGATGATCGGAGAACTCGAATTAAATCGGATATATCAGCGCGATTGTATCGAGGGGATGCGTATGTTGCCGGATAATAGTATTGACTTAACCGTTACGAGCCCTCCTTACGACGACTTGCGAAAATATAACGGGTTCTCCTTTAATTTCGAAGAGGTAGCAAAAGAATTGTACCGAGTTACAAAAGACGGAGGGGTAGTAGTTTGGGTAGTGGGCGATAAGACCGAGAACGGGTGCGAATCAGGAACATCCTTCCGCCAAGCGTTATTTTTTAAGGAGCTCGGTTTTAATCTACACGATACTATGATTTACGAAAAAGATAGTATTAGCTTCCCTGAAAAAACAAGGTACTATCAGATATTTGAATATATGTTTGTGTTTTCGAAGGGTAAACCAAAGAGTCTCAATTTAATTGCGGATAGAAAAAACAAATGGTACAACGGCAGGAAACAAATAAAAGGTCATTATAGAACTGATTCAGGGAAAGCTCGACATAATAAACAAAATTTATTAAAAGAGTATGGGGTCAGATTTAATATTTGGCGGATACCAAACGGACACCAAAAATCAACACTTGACAAAATTGCGTTTGAACACCCGGCGATATTTCCGGAAAAACTAGCGAAGGATCATATATTGAGTTGGTCTAAAGAAGGTGATTGCGTATTGGATCCATTCATGGGAAGCGGGACCACAGCGAAAATGTCATTACTTCACAATCGAAACTACATTGGGTTTGAAATTAGCGAAGACTACGTTGAAATTGCTGAAAAAAGAGTGAATAAATATCTAAAGGAGGCGTCCCATGGCGAATAGAAGCGCAAGCTACATCGAGTTAAATAACGAAATTATGATTCAAAAAGACGGGCGGTTTCAATTCGAGAAAGACGAAGAGGCCGTCCGTGCTTATTTTATAGACTACGTAAATCAAAACACCGTATTTTTCCACGACTTACGCGAGAAGCTCGACTACCTACGCGATAACGATTACTACGAGACGGAGTTCCTAGACGCTTATACATTCGATGAAATCAAAGCGGTCTACAAAACGGCTTACGCCGCCAAGTTCCGATTCCCTTCGTTCATGAGCGCATTCAAATTCTACAACGACTACGCGCTGAAGACGAACGACCGCAAAAAGATCCTCGAACGCTACGAAGACCGTATCGCTTGCTGTGCGCTGTACTTCGGAAAAGGCGACGGGGCCAAGGCGATCGAGTTTGCGCAGCTAATGATCCGCCAAGAATATCAGCCGGCGACGCCTACGTTCTTAAATGCCGGACGCAAACGTAGAGGCGAGATGGTGTCGTGTTTTCTGCTCGAGGTAAACGACTCGCTGAACGATATCTCACGCGCAATCGACATTTCGATGCAGCTATCGAAGGTTGGCGGAGGCGTATCGCTTAATCTTTCAAAAATCCGCGCAAAAGGTGAAGCGATTAAAGACGTTTCCGGAGCGACAAAAGGCGTAGTCGGCGTAATGAAGCTTCTCGACAATGCGTTCCGATATGCGGATCAGATGGGCCAGCGACAGGGTGCGGGTGCAGCGTATCTAAACGTATTCCATGCGGATATAAACGATTTCCTAGATACGAAGAAAATCTCGGCAGATGAAGACGTCCGCGTCAAAACGTTATCCATCGGCGTCGTGGTGCCCGATAAATTCATCGAACTAGCGCGAGAAGATCGACCGGCTTACGTTTTCTACCCGCATACGGTCTACAAGGCGTACGGTACGCATCTTGACGAGATGGACATCGGCGCAATGTACGATGAACTCGTAAATAATCCGGCGGTGCGTAAAGAACGTATTAATCCGCGCCAGCTACTCGAAAAGATGGCCGTGCTGCGTTCCGAGTCGGGCTATCCGTACATGATGTTTCAAGACAACGTTAACCGAGAGCATGCGCTGAACCATATCAGCCGCGTTAAGTTTTCCAATTTATGTTCGGAGGTGCTTCAGTCCAGTAAAGTATCGCAGTATACAGACTACGGCGAGCCGGACGACATCGGCCTGGATATTTCGTGCAACCTCGGCTCTCTTAATATCGCGAATGTAATGGCGGGCGGCTCGATCGAAAACGCCGTCAAACTAGCCGTCGATGCACTTACGGTTGTCTCGGAATCTACGAATATCAAGAACGCCCCAGCCGTCGCAAAGGCTAACCACGAGATGCGATCTATTGGCCTCGGCGCAATGAACCTGCACGGCTATCTAGCGCAGAATGGCATCGCATACGAATCGGAAGAAGCGCGTGACTTTGCCAACGTATTTTTCGCGACGGTTAATTACTGGACGCTAGTGCGCTCGAATGAATTGGCGCAAGAAACAGGGTCAACGTTTGAAGGTTACGTGGGTTCTACGTATGCGAGCGGAGAGTATTTCGAGAAGTATTTCGAAGGTGATTACCGACCAAAAACGGATAAAGTACGGGCGTTGTTTAAAGACATCGTAATTCCGACGCCTCTCGAATGGGGAGTCTTACGCGATAACGTAAGTCTGCATGGCCTCTACCACGCATATAGACTTGCGATTGCGCCTAACGGATCTATTTCGTATGTGCAGTCGGCGACGGCTTCGGTCATGCCGATTATGGAGCGTATTGAGGAACGGACTTACGGCAACTCGAAGACGTACTATCCAATGCCGGGGTTATCTCCGCAAAACTGGTTCTTCTACAAGGAAGCGTACGACATGGATATGTTTAAGGTCGTCGATATGATCGCAACGATTCAGCAGCACGTCGACCAAGGCATCTCATTTACGCTGTTCTTAAAAGATACGATGACGACGCGTGATCTGAATCGGATTGACCTATACGCGCACCACAAGGGAATCAAGACGCTTTATTATGCGCGGACTAAAGATACGGGGCAGGAAGGTTGTCTAAGTTGTGCTGTCTGATAATAACTTTTTTCTTAAATACCACACTACAAGTTTGATAGATGTTGTTATTAGTACCTCTAAGATGAAACTCATAAAGTCATCATTTGTGAGGGCAGCCGAAACTACATCACTAACCAACCATTCTAAAAATTCAACTATAATTTTCTTCTTCATTTTGATCACTCCTACAGTTTTTGAAGCGTGATTAGCGCCTCTGACTATAGGGGCATCTAGAGGGGTGGTTTTACAGTGTCTGAATCAAACTTTTTAAAAAAATATCGTCAGGAGGATTAATAATGACGGAATCTATCGAAAATGAAATCTACACAGCGGCCAATTGGTCGCAATCAGACGATAATTTCACGGCCATGTTTTACGATCAGAACGTCAAGCAGTTTTGGCTACCGGAGGAGATTTCGCTAAATGGCGACCTCCTTGCGTGGCACGAACTGAAGCCAGCCGAACGCGATACGTATATGAAAGTACTCGCCGGCCTAACGTTGCTAGATACGGAGCAAGGCAACACCGGCATGCCTGCGATCATGGCGCACGTAGACGGTCACCAACGCAAGGCCGTCCTTAATTTCATGGCGATGATGGAGAACGCGGTGCACGCGAAGTCCTATTCGAATATCTTTCTAACGCTGGCGCCATCGGAAACTATTACGTCCGTCTTCGAGTGGGTTAAAGATAATCGTTATTTGCAGCGCAAAGCGAAGCTGATCACCGACCTTTATCGCAGCATCAAGGAAGGCGATGACATTTCGTTATATAAAGCGATTGTGGCTTCGGTATATCTCGAAAGTTTCCTATTCTACAGCGGCTTTTATTATCCGTTGTATTTCTACGGGCAAGGCCGCATGATGCAAAGCGGCGAGATAATTAACCTTATTATTCGCGACGAAGCGATCCACGGCGTTTACGTCGGCTTGCTTGCGCAGGAAATTTATAACCGGCAGACGGACGGCGTTAAGGCGGATATGCGTAGGTGGGCGGTTGATCTCTTGAAGGAACTATACGAAAACGAGGTCGCATATACAGACGATGTGTACGGAGCGGTCGGCTTGGCACATGATGTTAAATCGTTCGTTAGGTACAACGCGAATAAGGCGCTCATGAACCTCGGCTTTGATGCGCATTTTCCGGATGAGCCGGTTAACCCGATCGTGATTAACGGACTGAGTACAAAGACGAAATCTTATGACTTCTTTTCATTAAAGGGCACAGGGTATAAGAAAGCGACGGCTGAAGCAATCCGCGATGAGGACTTTTTTTTCAATGATTAACGATGAGGTAGTCGGCAGGTTTTTCAGAAACAACGCAGATCAATCGTATCAAGTTGTACGTTTCGTCGGGAGAAAAAAGAACGGAACTTCCTTATTTCGTATTCGTTTTATCGAAACAGGCTACGAACGAGACGTAGAAAAAGTCGAGATAAAACGAGGGAACATAAAAGACCGTTACCAGCGTTCAGTTTTTGGGATTGGTTATTTGGGAGATACGAAGATGGCTGGTCATAAACGCGAGTACAGTGTGTGGTCGAGTATGTTAGCCCGTTGTTACGACAAGTCTAGTAGCGGTTATCCCAACTACGGAGGGGCCGGCGTTTCTGTATGTGAACGTTGGCACTCCTTCGAATTGTTTTTGAAAGATATTGAGCGCATTGAGGGATTTGATAAAGACCTTTTCAGTAAAGGATTACTCGAGCTGGATAAGGATATTAAACAGTTTAATTTAAGTAAGAATAAACGAGTGTATTCAGCAGATACTTGTTGCTTCGTATCACGAGAGATTAATAGCAAATATCGAGATACCAAAAACGCAAAACTACTATTCAAAGCGACGTCGCCTTCGGGAGAATCGTTTACGGTTTCCGGCCTACGTCCCTTCGCAGCCGAACACGGTTTACATCGGCCGATCATTAAGAAATGTCTTCGCGGCGAGCGCGCCGATTACAACGGTTGGACTTTCGAACTCATCCGCGAGTCTAATTGGGGACGGAGCAAAAGCGCCTGATTATCGGTGTTTTTTTTTTATTTTTCTGCCGATTAATGTCCCGATTTCCGCCGCCGGCATGCGACTGTATAAGTGAAAGCGAAAATAAGGAGCTGATCGTATGCGACAGACGATTAATCGAGGCGCTTTAATTGCGGCTTCAGTCGTGCCGGCATTTTGGTACGCACATGCAGCGGGATTTTGGTGGTTCGTGGCGGCGGGTGCGCCGTTCTTACTATACGTAATGACGCTACCGTTTGAGGGCGGTAATCAAACGAAGGAGGGCGAATAGATGAGGTTCTGGATTACTTACGGAGCTACCGTGTTCATTTTCGCTTACTTAGTCACGCAATTGGTGATGGTCGAAAATGGAAAGGCGGACGGAGTGGTTGGTGTTCTCATACCTTTCGTACTATCCGTATGTGTAGCCGCGATAGTTGTTTCAATCGGAATATTCGGGAGTAGTTCCCATAGCGGCTACGGAGGCGGCGGATAAATGACGCAAATATACGCGTTCTTCTTAAACGGAAAACTTTACGGAAAAGGCGATCTTGATTATATGAGTACGTTATTTCGTGATTGGGTCGTCTATTGCGAAATGTACGGAAAAGATGACGTGACATTCCGAATAACGACGGTTGAGAAAATGCGCGAAATTGTAAAGGAGGCGGAGTAATGACCATGGATAAGTGCGATGAATGCGGTAAAAATGTGCCTGCAAGAGGGGTGATAACGATGTTTGACGATGGGACATTCGAAGTAAGTGATAGCCTTTTCGAAGCCGAATGCACTGACTGCGGTCGTAGTTGGTTAATTACCGATTACTTATAGAAGGAGGCGGAGAGGTGCGAAAAGTTAAAATTGAAGGTTACGTAATATACGACAAAGACGAATTAATTCACGGAAATTGTGTGACGCATGAAATCGATCATTGGTTATTCAACGAAGATTTTCCTCGCGAATGGTCTTTCGCTGCCGTATCTGATGAGGAAATAGTCTATGACGAGGAGGACGAATAAATGGCGGAAACCAAAATGAACGTAAAGCTACTCGCACATACGCAATTAAGCGATAAATTCTATCGATCTCATTCTCGCGTAGACTTTAGCGATGATCACGAGGTTGATTACGAAGCCACACACGGCCAAGCGATCGCCTTATCCGCGATCAGAACTTGTTATAGCGCCAACAAGCCGTCCGAAATCGTAGCCAAAGAAGGCGCCAAGTATTTCGGCTCCACCGCATCAGATGGCGGCTCAGGTACGGATGCCGACCGACTATTCCGGCAGATCGTCGCATCGAAGCACACGTCGACCCTCGAACACCTGACGTTCACCTTTGCGGTTGAAGGCGTCAGTCGGGCTTTGCTAGCGCAGTTAACACGACACCGCGTCGGCTTTAGTTTCAGCGTCCAATCACAACGTTATGTACGATTAGGGAGCGATGATAGGTCGGGCGGATTCGATTATGTAGTTCCGGAAAAGGTTGCGTCGAGTACCAAAACGATAGATTTATTCGGAGGCGGCGACGCACCATTCACCGCACGAGAGATATTCGTAGACGCACTACGTGAACTACAGGACGCATACGATTTATTGCGCGAACTAGGCATTCCGGCAGAAGATGCAAGAGCCGTCCTACCGCAAGGCGCGTCCACTAATCTCGTAATGACCGTCAACCTACGCGCTCTACTAGACTTCTACGCTAAGAGACGACGCGGGAACGGAGCACAAGCGGAAATCGCAGACCTAGCAGAAGCCTTGCGACGTGCAGTAACCGAAGTCGAGCCGTGGACTGCGCAATTCTTCGAGGGGGTGTCTGCATCGGTATAATGACGACCATGACGCTTGCGTGCGGATTATTATGTACGCAGCAACCAGCGGCAGAGAAACCGGCGCCTATTTTAACGGCTGATCAAGCGGCTTTACAGCGAGCCAATCAGCGCATCAAGACGTTAGAGGACGAAGTAAAGGCACTTAAAGAGACGAAGGCTAAGAAGACGGCGGAAAGGAAGCCGTCGAAGCACGTAGTCAAACGCAAGCAGAAAGCGCCAAAACTAGTGCAAACATACGAAGTGACTGCGTATACCAACAATGCCGAGTCTACGGGCAAGTCAGCCGGCGAGCCCGAATACGGCATCACAGCCAGCGGCGCACGCACCAAAACGGGCCATACGATTGCCTGCCCGCCGTCTATTGCGTTCGGAACTCGGCTGAATATCGAGGGTATCGGCGTCAGGACTTGCGAGGATCGAGGCGGCGCGATAACGGAAGGACATATCGATCTATACGTTGCGGGCGTGGGCGAGGCGCGTAACTTCGGTCGTCAGCGGATAAAGGCGGAAATCATAACGAGATAGGGAGGCGGTTATAGATGATGCACGTATTAAAGGACGAAAAGCTCGGCGTTGATCGCGAGTATGTTGCGGTGGGTCGTAAGGCGGAAGTTGGCGAGAAGATTTATACGTTAGTAGACGGTGACGGATATTTCGTTAAAGGTGAGTACGGTGTCGTCCATACCGTAGGCATATCGGATGTTGGGGCGAGATTTGAAAGTAGTTATAAAAACGAAACTTGGTACATTTCTCACGGTGATTACCACGTACTTGAACCGACCGACATCGTCCGCATTGACGGAGAGCGCTACCGTTTAGAAGATCGTAAGGCGGAAGTGGGCGATGAAGTGATTTACGTCCATAAAGAAAGCGGAGAATCGGACGGCATAGTGTCGGCAGTGAGTTCAACAGCATCGACAGGCGTTGAAGTAATCGAATATGAAGACTTCGATGGAGAAACGGTGTGCGGATTTTCTCACGGTGCTTATCGCGTCCTCACTCCGGTTCAAGACGCTGCCGAGGCGCAAGAATCCGATGTGATTACCGTCCTTGCCAATCTAGGCGCAGAGGTAGCGGAATTAAAACGCACCGTAGCGCGCCATCAAGCCGAAATCAACGCCCTTCACGAAGATAAAGTCCGTCTCGGCGAGCAGCTCGCAAAGGTGGCGGCAGACAACCCGAAAGCCTTGTCGGTTACTACGGATGCGCTTGCGCAGATAATCGTCGGTCTAAAGAAGGCCGGCCTATGAAGCTCGCAATCACGGGTAAGCTAGGCGCCGGTAAGGACGTAGCCGTCGGTTATCTCGTATCCATGTACGAATTCTTTCCGTTCACGTTTTCCGCAAAAGGTAAGTCGGTTTTTGGCGAGTTGTTTCCGGAATTAGACGGCGAAGCAAAACAGCGCCAGCCTATGCGCGATTTCATTAACGGAATCACCGAATTAGATGTACCTGGCGCAAATGACGTGTGGGTCGATTATTTGTTCCGCCGCATTGAAGACCACGAAAAACTGCGTTGCTGCCGTGATAGCCGCATATTGATTACGGACATTCGGAAAGAAGCGGAATATAGACGTGCAAAAGCGGAAGGCTTTAAAATTCTGCGAATCTCCGCCGACTCTGTTACACGAGCCAAGCGTGCCAGGTGTCGGGGTGACGTCTTTAATGTAAAAGATTTAAACCATCCGACAGAAACGGCGCTCGACGGTTTCGAGGTCGACTATGAGGTCGTAAATGACGGTTCACTCGACGACCTATATGCGCGACTAGACGAAATTATGGAGAGGGAGGTCGTTAGATGACGATTGTTCCTAATCACTATGGGTACGGACTAAGGAATGATGAAAAGAAGTACGCACACAAGATACCGGACGGAGGTAATTGGCGGAATCTCACCAAAGAGGAACAATTAGTTTATTGGAACGGAAATATCCCGGTAAAGGGGGGGAGTACAAACGGATTGAGAAGACGTTCATGGAATGAACCTGTAGGCACCATTACAACAACCCCACTTCAAAAGTTATCATGCCAACTTCATCCCGCAGAGTCAATCGAAAGGAGCGAATATATGGGCGATTTTAATTTAACACCGCAACAATCCACGAACGGTCTAACGGTACTAGAACTTTTCTGCGGAGGCGGTCTCGGTGCAGTCGGCTTTAAGGCGGCGGGCTTCGATATCGTAAAGGCGCTCGATTTCGATAAAAACGCAGTCAAGGCGTATCGACATAACTTCGGCGACCACGTAGAACAAGCGGATATTAGCACGATTGATATCGAATCTTTACCGAATACCGACGTCATTTTCGGTGGCCCTCCGTGTCAAGACTTCTCAGTCGCGGGCAAAGGCGTCGGAGCTGACGGAGATCGCGGCAAGTTAGTATGGCGATACCTCGATATCATTGCCGAGAAGCAACCAAAAGCCTTCGTATTTGAAAACGTAAAGGGGCTGATTTCAAAGCGCCATCGCCCTACATTTGACGGCTTACTGGCGAAATTCAACGAAATCGGCTACGAAGTTTCATGGCAGCTCGTTAACGCGTGGGATTACGGTGTAGCTCAAAAGCGTGAGCGTGTATTTATCGTAGGAACACGAAAAGACCTCGGATTCAAGTTTGAATTTCCGAAGTCATTAGAAGGCGATTATAGAACGGTAGTATTGCGGGATGTTATCGGAGATTTACCGGACCCTTCTGCGGCAGAAAAGAATCCGCAAGACGGACGATATTCTTCGCAGTTTCTTTCAAGAGATCGGATAGTTAGATGGGATAAGGCGGCTTTTACTGTACTGACAAGCCCTAGAGACGCGTCGATTCATCCGGGTGAGAGGCGATTTACTATGGACGACGTACGTAATAATACTACAACTCCCCGCCGTTTCACTGTACGAGAATGCCTTCGAATCCAGTCCGTACCCGACACCTACGTACTTCCTGACGACATCTCCTTATCAGCACAATACAGAATCGTCGGCAACGGGATCGCTTCAAGGGTCGCATGGTATATCGGAATCGCTCTCGCCGATCAGCTCAAAGAGAACGCGTAGGTGCCTTTCGGATAGGCTAGGTGCGGCTGCTTAGACGCCTCGCCATCACCGATTAAATAGAAGCGTAACGGCAGATCGCGATCTTCAAGACCTGCGCCTTCTAGAACGTGTCGGGCACGTTTACTATACGCATCTTTATTGAAATGGAACGGTTGGACGTCCGCTTTGATCATTTCCGGCTTTGCGACGACTAGGCGCGATTCTTCTTTATCGTAGCCGATCGTAAGTTGAAACGGCGTGTTTGGCGGTATTCCGATTAACGCTTTAGTCGCAGCGTTAACGTATATTCTCTTCTGATTATCTAACGTTATGTATGCGGTATTACTAACCGCGGAAATCCATTCTAATGCCATACGGATACACCTCGCTTATTTTATAAGACGATTATAGACGATATACCAACGGAAAGCAAACGAAGGAGGTGTCGTAATGGGCGCATCCACGAATAAGCCCGACCAGCATTTACGCTATGAAACGCAATATAAGCTCGACGGACCCGACGGCGTTAAGGCGCTTCTGGCCGATTACACAACGCTCAGACAGCGGCGCTTCTTAGGCGATATGGCTGCTTGCGATATTCTGATCGATCTGAGCCGCGCCATTGAATTGGCGGCACTGACCGGGAAGCAATACGTGGCCCTACGTTTAGTCTATTTCGATGACCTATCGCAAACACAGGCGGGCGCTGCGCTCGGCATTACGCAGCAGGCCGTTGATTATGCGATTACTGCTGCGGTAAATAAGATCGCTGACATTTATTACTATTGGGCGTCACATGGCGAAGGTTACGGAACTACGAAAGGGGCGGTTTGATGGTGGACGAATTGACGAAGGAAGAGATTGAGCAATTACGAGATTACTTGCGTTGGTGCTACGACACTATGAACCATCCAAGGATCTCACCGAGAGTATTGTCGATTTTACTGAACGCATATACGGAGGAGGGCGCCTAATTGACGAAGGAAGAACTACACGAAGCCATTACGGATATATACGAACGCACAAAATCCGGCGCCTTAGAGCGAGAAGAACGCATCGCAGCGATTAGCGCTTTGATCGCGAAATACGACGGAACTCCGCCGGATAACGCACTGGAACGTCTGTCCGACTTAATCTTATACGAAGAACTATCGGACACGCGCCGCAATAAAATGACGGCCGAAGAATATCCGATCATGTCCGATCGTATGGAAAAGACACGCAAGACAGGCGAAGCATCCGATAAGATGGCCGAGGAATACGATATCACCGGCACCAATCGCGGTGTACCTAAACGACGCACTCGGTCACCGTACGATAATCTATTCACTGACCGTCACGCAAAAGCGCGTAATAAGACGGCTCTTAAACGATACAACGATTTCGTCAACGGAAAGACTAGTGGACAATTCACCGTAAATATAGCAACCGGCTTCAAGACGGTAAGGTCAGACGCTCAATAGGCGTCTTTTGTTTTGCGATAAATACGAAAAGGGGCGGTATGATGAAGTATGATCGCGTAGTAAATGAGGACGGAGAACTCGGCGTATTCGTACCGGACGCCATAAAAGCCGTCATCAGGACGCCGGAAGAACTCGAAAAGGCACGGCTGCGAGCGACCCTAGCGCCAAAGAAACGGTTTCATCATGGACGCAATTACATCGTATCTTACAACGACACGCTTAGCGCTATTATTCGCGATCTATCACTTACGGAAGCCGGCGCAATGGTTAAAATCATGCTTCAGCTACGTATTAAAAGCGACGGCAAGCTCGTAAAAGGGGCGGCCGGGGAACCGATGAATAAGTCGGATATAGCTCGCTTGCTTGACCGTAGCCGCTCGAATGCTAACGCGCTGGTCGGTCGCTTGGCTGAACTCGGCCTGATTGAGCTAAAAGACGATGGCATTTACGTAAGCAGCCGTTTTCATACGATGGGCGGCCGCATCAAAAACGAAGTATTTACGAAAGTCTATACGGTCAAAGCGCGGCAGACCATTGCTAATCTGCGCCTAAACGAAATCGGCATGCTGTATAAGATCATTCCGTTCTTTCATTATAGCGAATATTACCTTTGCGCCGATCCTAACGCAGAAAAGGCGGACATTGACTACATCGGTCGCGAAACGTTAGCCGAATTGATCGGACATGACGCATCGACAGTATCGAAAATCATGGGACGGCTACAAAGCGTAGGCTCCGTATTGGTCACCGGAACACGCAACGAGGTACGTTACTTAGTGCATCCGGATCTATTGTTCCGCCAGCCCGAAGGCTTTAAAACGGAATGGACGGTGGCTGTACGAAAGTTATTCGATGATCACGCCAAGAAGGCGCGTTAGTATGGTATGATTTTACTGCGGGGAGGTGAGACGGATGATCAAAGCGATTACTAAGGCGGATCCAAAGCCGGGCGGTTCTGCGTCTAAATAAACGAAAAAAAGGACGCCTTAGAGGGCGTCTTTCTTGTATTTCTTATCTTTTTCATACGCTTCTATATCGGTTTCTAAGAAAAGCGGCATTCTTCCGTTATCCACCCGCATTACTTCCTTAGGAAACGACGAATCTCTCCTGGAGACATTATTGACGTATTGTCTACTCCTGTCCCATCTACTTGCTATGTCCGATTTAGATAGTAGCGTCGGCAACTTCATTCTTATAAACTCCTAAAACATAGTTCTCGTCCCGCTTACCTTCCATCATTTCGACTACGGCATCGATAACGCGATCAAACGACTCTTCTCCGAGGTTTTTCTTAAGTTCTTTTTCTACCGCTCTAATGTCTTCATCTATCGCGATCCTTTGAGAGCCCGTGTCAGTCAGTTCTTCCAAAGCGATAAGTTCTTTATTGAGCGCGATTAATCTCTTTAGTTTATCCATATTAAGCAGCCTCGTTGATAGTTTCGCGAATGTTGTTAGCGATTCTGATTTGAAGGTTTAATTCTTTGATGAAATCGTTTTTCATGTAAGCCGGGCCCGCATATTCTGCGATAGTTTCTTTGATGTTTTTGATTGTTTTTTCTACTTTGTTAAGTTCGTTTTTAAGGTTTTTGATTTCGTATGCTTTCATGTTTACCATCCCCTGTCTCTTTGTTAATTTTATTATAGCACGGTTTGTTTACGGTGTAAACACTTTTGTGAAAAAAAATAAGACGCCGCTTTGGCGCCTATATTCGCTTAGTCATTCCGCACTTCGAACATTTACGGAGGAAAACTCCGCCTTTGATCGAACTGTTAAACTTCGACGTATCGCAATTGTTGCACCGTCCGCTCTTAACGTCCGGTAGTTCACGTATATCATAAACGACAGATACGTCATAATCGCCTGGCTGCGGTCTATTCACGTTCTTCACCTCACAACCTTCGTATTATAACGTATCTCTGCGCTTATTTAAACAATCTTCCGAAAGCCCTTCCGACACCGCGTCTCATGATCCGTCCACCTACATCGTTCTTTTTCACCGCGTTCACATCGCCTAAGAACCGTGCCCACCCGTACAAGAATCTGCGGAATTTCATATCGTCGTCCTCCTTCGTATTTTAGGCGACTACCATCTCGTTACTGCGAAGTCTTTCGAGTAGTAAGTGCCGATTTTCTTCGTCTTGCCTGCGTTGCTATAAGCCGTTAGCTTGATTCGATACTGCCCGTTCGTCATAGTCGAGGTGTAAAAGCGTTTGGTCGGCGTGCTTTTAACGAAATCACCGCTCAACGATTGCTTCGACTTCCATCCGTCTGTGTACTGTTGCTGTAAAGTCATCGTGTAATATACGCGACTACCGCTGCTTTTCGACGCCACTACGTCCACTGACGTCGCCTTAGGCGTGTAGTATGGAGCGTCAACCTTTACCGTAATAGAGGCCGCATTGGCTGGCGCTGTCAGACCGAGCGTCATAAGTACCACCGCGATTGTTATCGTAATAAAACGTTTCATTATTCAACATCTCCTTCGAGTTTTATATCGTATCCGAACGCGATCAGGGCGAGTCTAAAGCCGAAGTCAAAGCCGGCTGGCGCATCGTCGCGTTCTCTTTTAAATAGTTCGGCGGCGCGTTGTAGCGGATCGGATGCCGCTTGTGTATCGCCTAAAGCCGTCAATTTTACGTCCACTAAGCGATCTCCTCCTCGATGTTCAGAAGGCCGCCGCAGTTCGGACATTTAGCGGCCGTTTCGATTTCTACATCTAGCCGGGCGAATGAACAGTCCGGACAGTTATACTCGATCATATTGGGCGATTCCTCCACGATTTTAGTACGTCAGCGCCGTCTAATTAGCGTCGTAATAGTCTAGGTAGGGACGGCTGCTCGACGTCTTATTTTGTTAACGATTTTAAAGCGACCGTAAAGCCGAAAATCAGTAGTGTTGCAATGGCTGCGCAGTCTATCGGCTGCACTGAGCCGTAGTCCAAAAACGCTATCCAGGCGATCAAAACGATAATGAGCAACGTATCAAGCGTATTAATTT